AAGCTAAAAATCATTATGATGTAAGATCTGTCTACTCGCAAGAGATGGGTAGAGCACTTGCTTTCCAAATGGATAAGCACGTTTTACAAATGATGGTTGCTGCTGCAAACGAATCTACAGCTAATGTTGGTGATACAAGTTATCCATCAGGTACAGTTATTACTGATGCAGATGCTAACACTAATGCAACGTCATTAATTAGTAGCATTTTCTCAGCAGCCGAAACATTGGATGACAACTATGTACCAGCAGAAGACAGATATTGTTTCTTAAAACCAGAACAATATTATCTTTTAGCTAATGCTACGAATGCTGTGAATGTTGACTTTTCAGGTCAAGGTTCAATCGCAACAGGACAAGTTCCTCAGTTAGCTGGTATTAATTTAATTAAAGTACCTCATCTACCAACTACTACTATCACTGGTACTGGTGTAGATGCAGGGGGTGCAAATTCTCAGCAAGCTGTTGCTGCTGCAAATACAGTTGCTATTATCTCACACCCATCTGCTGTGGGTACAGTTAAATTAATGGATCTTGCAGTCGAATCGGAATACGATATTCGCCGTCAAGGGACGCTAATGGTGGCGAAATACGCAGCAGGCCATGGGGTGCTCAGGCCAGAGGCTGCTGTTCAAATTCAAACAGCATAACACTACTCAATTAAGGAGCATCGTAATGGTGCTCCTTTTTTTAACTTAGGAATATTTAATGGCATTAACACCGACTAGTAAAATACAAGCTGTAAACATTATGCTTGCATCAATAGGGGAAGCTCCAGTTTCATCTTTAGATGATGCAACTCTTGCTGATGTTTCTATTGCTGAAAGTATTTTAGATGAAACAAATGTAGAGATACAATCTAGAGGATTACATTGTAATACAGAAATAAACTATCCATTGACTCCTAACACAGATGGAGAGATAGATTTACCAGCGAACTGTGTTTCTGTAGATACAACTGGCCAGTCGGTAACAACCGATGTCGTACAAAGAGGAACGAGGTTATATGATAGAGGGGAGCGAAGTTTTACAAGTTTCAGTGGTACTCTGTTTGTTACTATGGTTTTACTCTTAGAATTTACAGATTTACCTCAACATGTAAGAAGATATATAACAGTTAAATCTGCACGAAGATTTCAAAATAGAATACTAGGATCACAAACTTTATCAGGATTTACTCAAGCTGATGAGAATGAAGCTTTACTATACTTTGAGCAAATAGAAGCTCAAACACAAGATTACAATGTACTTAATGACAACTTTACTACTCGTAAAATTGTTAATAGAGGTGTACTAAGACGAGCATTGAGGTAACCAATGCCTTTAGTCAGTACATCAATACCAAATTTAATTAATGGTGTTTCACAACAGCCATCCACATTAAGACAACTTACACAATGTGATAGTCAAATTAATGGAGTTAGTTCAGTTGTTGATGGTTTACTTAAAAGACCACCAACAGAACATGTAGCAAAAATATCATCTTCATCATTAAGTAATGCAGCTATCCATGTTGTAAACAGAGACACAAGTAATCAATATATAGTTGTTGTTACTAGTGATAATGTAACTGCATCTGTAGTTGCTTATGATCTAAGTGGTAACTCTGTTACTGTTAACGTACCTAATGGTACAAGCTATTTAGTCTGTAGTAATCCCTCGACTGACTTAGAGTTTTTAACTGTTGCTGACTTTACCTTTATTATAAATAAAACAACTACAGTAGCTATGGGAACTGCTACTACGTCAGGAACTATTGTTGATGAAAAAAATCAATTCTCACAACTTCCGACTTCAGGTGTAACTATTGGTGATATCTATAAGATTATAGGTGACCCAAGTAATGAGTTTGATGAATACTATGTTAAGGCCACTTCTACTGGTGGTGATTATGAGGAAACTGTAAAGCCAGGTATTACTTATCAGTTAGATAATACAACAATGCCACATACATTAACTTTATCTAGTGGTGCATTTACTTTTGATAAAGCTACTTATGATGATAGAACTGTCGGTGACGAAGACTCAGCTCCTAATCCAAGTTTTGTAGGACAAACTATTAATGGTGTGTTCTTTCATAAAAATAGACTTGGTTTCATATCTGATGAAAATGTAATCTTTAGTAGAGCTGGTGATTTCTTTAACTTCTTTACAAGTACAGTTACAGCTTTACTAGATGATTCTCCTATTGATGTAACAGTCAGTCACACTAGTGTTTCTATTCTTAAAAAGGTTATACCTTACAATGAAAGCTTATTGTTCTTCTCAGATAAGACACAATTCATTTTAGAATCTAATGGTAATCTAACACCAGAAACAATTAGTATAACTGCAACTACAGAGTTTGAAGTTGATACAAATGTACAACCTGTTGGAGCAGGTAATAATGTTTACTTTGCATATAAGAAAGGTGCATTTACAAACGTAAGAGAATACTTTGTAGACGAAGATAATATCACAAAGAATGCTGCAAACATTACAGCTCATGTACCCCAATACATTCCTAACAATGTAAAAAGAATGGTTGCATCTAATTCTGAGGATTCACTTTATGCAATTACTTCAGGAGATGTAAATAGAATCTATGTTTACCGATGGTATTTTACTGCTGGTGAAACAACAATAACAAGAGCTAAAAAAGCTCTATCAGCTTGGTCGTTTTATGAACTATCTAATAACGATACAATTCTTAATATTGATTTATTAGAAAACACTTTGTACCTAATTGTAGCTAGAACAGATGGTGTTTATATTGAGAAAATGGAGTTACAGTATCCTGCTGATACAGGTCTAGATTTTAATGTAAGACTAGATAGAAAAACTTCTCTTACTGGAGTTTATGATTCAGGTACTGACATTACTACCTGGACTTTACCTTACCCTATTCCTACAAGTGATACAGTTAAGGTTGTAAAGTCAGGAGCTTGGTCTGCAAGAAAAGGTGTTGATATTCCTACACTAACTCGATCTACTACTACAACAGTTACAGCTACTGGTGACTATAGTGCATCGGCAGCTCTAGTAGGTATTCCCTATACATTTACTTATCAATTCTCACAACAACATGTCAAAGAAAAGAATGCTACTATAACAGTTAACTCTGGTAGGTTGCAGTTAAGAACTATGAGTATTGACTATGAAGATACTGGTCACTTTGTAATTAACGTAACCCCTAAATCTAGGACTGCTAGTAGTTATGAATTCAATGGAATTATTGTTAATGAAGCCGATAGTTTAATCGAAGAGGTTAGACTTGATGATGGTACATTTAGATTTCCTATTCTGTCTAAAAACGACAGAGTAACTATATCAATAACTTCCGATAGTTATCTTCCTTGTGCTTTTCAAAAAGCTGAATGGGAGGGTTTCTATACTATCAGATCACAAAGAATATAATGGCCGAAGTAATAGAAGCAACTAAAACTCATGCTGTAATACTAGCTCCTCGTTTAAGAAGAGAAGATATTGAAGAGATACGAGCTATGAATGGTCATAAACCTATCGATGCTCTTATGGGTGCATTTACAGCTCCAAATGCTAAAGTGTACACTATTGTCAATGGTAATGAGATTATAGGAATGTTTGGTGTTTCTGATTGTGTTAATGGCACTAACTATGGAGTACCTTGGATGTTAACATCAGCATCAATAAAAAGTATATCAAAAGAATTTTTAAGAGAGTGTAGAACTTGGGTAGATCACTTAGGTGAAAAATATCCAGTCTTATATAATTTTGTTCATGACAAAAATAAGATAGCTATGAGGTGGCTACAGTGGTGTGGCTTTGATGTAAAGTTTCAACGACCTTATGGTATACGAAAAGAAAATTTTTATTTATTTACAAAGGAATTAAATAATGTGTGATCCTATTGTCGGTGCTGTTTTTGCAGTAGCTTCAGGAGCTTTTAATTACATACAAGCTGAGAACGAAGAAAGTGCAGCTAAAGGTAGGAATGCTACCTTACGAGCTAATGCAGATGCAGCCTATAGAAGAGACATGGCTATCTTAGATAGAAGACAACAAGAGGAAGCCGAGAAGTCTGGACAAGAACTATTTGAAGCTAGAGTAGAAGCTATGGAAAACCGAGCTACTAAACAAGTACGAGTAGGTGAGTCAGGTTTTACTGGTTTGTCAGTAGATGCAATTTTAGCTGATACAGAAATGCAAGCTGGCATGGCTAACCAAACAATTCAAAGAAACTTTACGAACACTATAGCTGCTCTTAATGATGACAGAACAAGAGCTTATGCAACACTTGCAAATAGATATGCACAACAAGAACAGCCAGTTGGTGGTAACATCTTCGGTTCTCTTATATCTACTGGTGCATCAATAGCTGCTATTCCTGGAATAGGCGATGCACTAAAAATACCAGGTTCAACAGTAACTACAAACCAATCAATAGCATTTGGATAATATATGGCAAAAAATAAACCAGTTGGTAACTTAAGACAACCAGGACTACAACCTCAAGCAAGACCTATAGATGCTTTTGCTGGAAGAGGTACTCAACAAGCTGGCACAGGAGCTGGTCAGTTAGCAGAAGCTTTAGGTGTAGCTGCTGAAGTTGTTGAACAAAAAAGACAAGAAAAAGAAAAAGAAGATCTAGAAAAAATTGATTTCTATGTCAATGAGTTTAAAAAAGATGCAGAGCTTGGACTGGCTAGTAAGACACAGGTAGGAGAGATATTTCCTGATTTATCACCTAGAGTTAGAGCAAGAGTTGCCGAGGGATTAGGTGCTCAATATGCAGAGAAGTATTTTGATGAACAAATACAAAAAGTATTATCAGACGAAAACATAAAGTTTAATTCTGGTGCACGATCAGTATTCTTTAACGATTTAAGACAAGATATTTCACAACAAGTAGAGGGTAGAGAGTTTTTTGCTCAAGGAGCATTATCTACAATAGAGGGTAAGATCAGACAGTACAACTTACAGTTTAGATCAGAACAAGCAAAAAGAGATGTACAAGTACAAAATGATGACTATAGAAGAAAACTATCTTTAGTAATAAGAGGTAATTTAACTTCTGCTCAACCTACTCCATTAAAAGTGATTGATGATACTTGGGCAACCTCTTCATCTTTAGATAACATATCAAGAAGAGATGGTATGTTTGAAACTGTTTTAGATGAAGCTGAAAGAATTGCAGATGAAACAGGTGATATTACAAAAGCAGTAAAGGTATTAGAAATGATGCCTAAATTATTAATGACACCAGATATGCAACAACAACTTGCTGATAAAAAAGTATCTATAGAACAATCTCTTTTTGCAAGACAATCTGCTAAATTTCAAGCTGGAGAAAGAGAGAGGACTTTAAGAATAAGACAGGAACAAGTAGAGTTATATGGGAGAAAAGAACAAAACCCTAATGAAAAAATAAGTTACTTAGACTACGATCCTGCAAATAAAAATTTAGTAGAGTTTTTAAATACACAAGACCCAAATGAGGTTGACGATCAAACAAGTTTAATTAACAGTTCACAACTTGAAATACAGATAGTTGGTTCAACTTTAAAAGGCGATAGAACTGAATCTGAAATATTAGAAGAAATAAAAGGTGCAACGGATATTAATAAGCCAGAAAAAATAGCTTTAATGAAAAAAGTGAGATCACTTGCTAATGGTGCAAGAAATTTAAAGGATAGACCAGAATATGATAGGTATTTCAATCTTGTTTCTACTTCTCATATATCAACTTTTAAAGCTAGTCCTTTATATGAGTTGCTTCAGCAAAGAGTAGATTTACAAGGTTGGGCACAACAATATTATGATGATGCTGTTGAGGACTTACTATTATTTGTTTATGAAGAGAATGGAAGAGATTTTAGCAAAGTACCTCAAGGTGTTTTAGAAAAAGAAGTATATCAAAAAGCTTCTATTGAAACAAAGAAAGCACTAGAAGAGGGTTTTGGTTTTATGAAAAAATTAGATAATAGATCAGCAGATCAAAGAGATGTCTCAACTTTTGACATTCCAGCTCCTGATTTTGAGATACCGACACTATAATGGTTAGAAAATATACTGATCCTAGAAGTGGTAAGAATTATAATTTCAAGGATGAAGACCTTACTATTCAGCAAATGCAGGAAAAGATTGATGCTTATGAGAAAACACAAGCTCCACAACAAGCTGAAACTCAACAACCTCCTAAACCTAGTTTCGATAAAATGTATCAAGACCCTGATACAGAAAACTCTACCAATGATGAGTTTTTAAAAAACGATCCTGACTTTATCGATGCTTCTAAAATAATATTTAGAATGAACCGAGGAAGAGACTTTAATGGCACTGACGAAGAAGCTGGTGAGTATGGTCTTAGCCAAATGGGATGGTTTAACTATAATCTTGGTGCTACAATGTTTAAAGCTAATTACATTAGAAGAGCTTCAGATGAACAAAAGAAAGCTTTCTTATATATGATGGATGCCTACGATGATTTAGGTTTATCTTTGTCTGGTACAAAAAGAGCTGTTGTTGGTATGGGCACAGATTTAACTAATTGGTTAAGTGTAGGAACACTAGGTATTGGAGTTGGTGCTAAATTTGTTGCAAAAAAAGCAATGAAGCAAAAGATTAAAAAAGCACTTAAATCATCTGTTGGAACAGGTGTTATGATAGCAACTGAGATGGCAACTTTTGCAGCTTTAGAAAATGTATCAAGGCAAACAGTTGAAGTTGCTGGTGGTAAAAAAGAAAAGATAAGTGGAGGTGAAGTTGCTTTAGCTACAGCTATCGGAGGTGCTTTAGGTGGGGTTGGTTCTGTAGCAGTAAAGACAGTAAAAAACTTATTAGATGCAAAAAAGGCAGGTAAAGAATTACCATCAGAAAAAATAAAAGTAACTGATGAAGAAAAGAAACTTTTAGAAGAAGAAGCTATCCTTAGTTCTAACCCTATTGCAAGTAATCTAAATGACATAGTAAGAAAGATTAAAGAATTAACAGATGGAGCACCTGTTGGTGTTAAAGAAGATGGGGTTCAAAGTAGAAGAGTTGTTAGTAAAATTGTTGAAGCTGTAACCAAAGATTTTGAAACATTAGGTTTAGATGAAGTAGATGAGTTACACAAGCTATTTGGAACTGAATTAAATGAAGCACAAAGTCAGTTGTTACAAAAATCATTAGCAGAAGCTAGAGACACTGTTAGTTCAAAACTAGTAAAAACATTTCAAATATTACAAAACACAACTGATGAAACATCAAGTAGAAATCTTATAGATCATTTTAAAAACTTAAAAACACTTGAGGATAAACTTGCTAAAGTTGATGATGATTTTAGACAATCATCAGGTAGAATATTAGGTCAACTACAAGATAGAATTTTTGCTGGTTCTTTGAGTAAAGTAAAAGCTGGGGATGTTATGCCTGATGATCCAACAGCTAAGTTAACAAAGAAACAACAACAAAATGTAAATCAATTTATGGATGCTTATGTAAGACGATTACAAAAAGCAAGAATTAACCCTTTAATAAAATCTTTAAACAGACAAATTGATTCAGAATTTGAAAGTGGGAATTACACAAAAGTCGTAGAGCTTAAAGAAAAGCTTAGAGAAGTAGAAGAATCCCTCATACAAAAATCATTTGAAGCTGATGGTTTACCTAAGAAAGTTTACAACGATATCATACAACCAGTAAATAGATTAGTGTCAGAACTTATGATTAGTAATGCACTAAGTACAACATCATTAACAGTTAATGGTATACCATCATTTTACAGAACTGCATTGAATCCTTTGTTAGAATTTTTTGGTAGAGGTGATTATAGTATAGCTGCTATTAAAGGTGTAACAGCTCAATATGGTGCATTAAAAGAAGCTGCTGGAGCAGGGTTTAAAGCTTTTCGAGCAGCATTAAAATATGAAAAAGCTTTTCTTACTGATACTTATGATAAGTTTATGGAGTTTGGTGGAAAGAATTTACCCTCTATTCCTAAAAGGTTTGGTGCAGGTTTAATAAGAACTTTTCCTAGACTTCTATTAGCAACTGATGCTTTCTTTGAGCAGACAACTTACAGAGGTTACATAGCTGGTCAAGCTGCTGAAGAGTTTACTGAAAAGGCTCTAAATGATAAAAAGCTTGGTATAAAGTATGTTAAAAGTAAAAAGTTTAAAGAAAATCTTAAGAGTCACATAAAAAAGACAATAGATGAATCTTTGGAATTTAAAAAGACTGCTATTGATGCTCTGATAAGAGATGGAAAAAACAGAGGTTTATCTGGTAAAAAACTAGAAATATTTGTAAAAAGAGCAATAGATAAAAATAAAGAGGGAATGAAGACTGGACTAGATACTGAGGGTTTAGATTTTACAAAAGACTTTTTATTTAAAAGAGAATTTTCTGGAAAAGGTGTTGTTAGTAGAACTGCAAAAAGATACGAAAATTTTGTAGCTAGGCATCCTATATTTAAAGTTGTAGGACAGTTATTCTTTAGAACTCCAATAAGAGTTATGGAAGTTGGTGTTAGGATGACACCTGGGGTTCAGTTTTTAGCTCCTAAATATCTAGCTGACTTGCAAGGTAAAAATGGAATCAGAAGACAAGCAAGAGCTAATGGTGAAGCATTGTTTGGATATAGTGTTGTAGCTGCTGCCATGTCTTTATATATAACTGGAAATGCAACTGGTAGTATTACTGCTACAAATCATAGGCTAAGAAGACAGTCAGAAGAGTATGGTGATTTACCTCCCTACACAATTAGAATTGGTGATCAAGAAATAAATTATAGAAATTTAGATCCTATATCTACTCCACTAAAAATACTATTTAATAGTTTTGATTATTTAACTAACCTTGAGATGAGAAGAGAACAAGGTGAATTTGTTAATGCATCAGTATATAAAGAAACTTTACAGTATATACAAACTGCATGGTTCGCTATAGTAAATACAATAAGAGATGCAAATTTATTTGGTGGTATTGATCAACTGTTAAAACTTACAGATGAAATAGATGACACTAGTAAAGATAAAGAATATGATGTAATGGAATGGTTTACATCAAAAGTAAGATTACTTATACCAAAAACAGTTCAAAATGTTGCTTACCAATTTGATGATCAACTTAAAGATCCACAAACTTTAGAACAGTATGCTATGTCCATGTTTAAATCTGGAACGATTGCTAACTCATATACACCTTTAGGAAGACCAAGAAAAATACACAATCCATTTATGTCTAAATTTGTTGGACTAAATGTAATGGACACTAAGATAAGAAAAGAAGCTGTAACGAAAGAAGAGTTATATGCAGAAAGATATTTAATAGCTGCTGGTCAGGCTACTGGTACAAATTTTATACCACAAGTAACTCATAGGTTCTTACCAGGAATACAACTTAATATAACTAAAACAGCCGATGGTAAAGAAACTCTTATGGATCGATACATGAGAAAAACAAGAGAGCTTGGACTTGTTGAAGTTGTTAATGCTTATGCAAGAGCTGAACTTCCTTTTGGTACTCAAGATGTATCTAAAAGAGGAGCTGGTTTTACAAGAGTTAAAGCTGCTATTCAAAAAATCAGAGATCAAGCTATGCTTCTTACAATAATGGAAGAGGGTAAGACAGAGCAAAACAAAGATTTATTTGATAAGTTTATTAACAAAGAGGTTTCTAAATCACTTGCAAAAGCTGGTATGAATGAAGTGCCAGCTATCCTAAACATACTTAAACAACAACCACAATAAGGAAAAACTATGGCCTTTGCTTTAAATCGTTATACTGGCGATAACAGTACCACTACATTCAGTGTACCTTTTAGTTACCGATCAACTGATGATGTTGTCGTAAAGGTAGCTGGGGTTACACAAACAATTACAACTCATTACAGTTTTCCCACTTCTAATCAAATACAGTTTGTTACAGCTCCAGCTCAAGATGCAATAGTTGAGATAAGAAGAGCTACAAGTCAATCTACAAGACTCGTTGATTATGCTGCTGGTTCTGTCTTTAAGGAATCAGATTTAGACAACGATAGTATTCAGGCTTTTAATATGGCTCAAGAGTCTATTGATATTGCTAGTGATGCTTTAACGAAAGACAGCACTGATCAATATGATGCTACAAGTAGAAGAATCAAAAATGTTACTGATCCAACAGCAGCTCAAGATGCAGCTACTAAAAGTTATGTGGACTCTAATGGAGCTACTGTAACAGTAGGAACAGTAACGACAAACACTCTGAGTGCTGGTAGTAGTGCTACAGTTGCTATTACAAACTCAGGAACGACTCAAGCTGCTACTTTAAATTTCACACTTGGCATTCCAGTTGGTAACACTGGTGCACAAGGAAGTGCAGGTGTCGATGGTGAAACTTCACTTGCTGATGCTACAGCATTGGCTATTGCTTTAGGTTAAAGGAGAAAACATGGCAAACACATTTAAAATAAAAACTAAAGCTGCTGTATCGAACAGCTCTTTAGACACAGTTTACACTGTACCCAGTGCAACTACTACGATTGTTTTAGGGATGTCTTTATGTAACATCACGAGTAATGCAATCACAGCAGATGTGCAACTGGTTTCAGATACATCTGATACAGAAACAAATGCTAATATCTTTTTGTTAAAATCAGTAAACATACCAGCAAATACAACATTAGAAGTCTTTGGTGGTCAAAAGTTAGTATTACAAACAACCGATGTGGTTAAAGCTCAAGCATCAGCAGGATCTGCTTTAGACATGTCAGTATCAATCATGGAGCAAACATAGAATGCCTTATCTAGGTACAGTGCCTACAACAACATTTCAGACACTAGCTAAACAAGATTTTACTACAAGTGCCACTACAAGTTATACACTATCTCAGAGTGTTAGTTCAGCTAACGACATAGCTTTATTTATTAACAATGTAAGACAAGAACCAACTTATGCTTATAGTGCATCTGGCACTGCATTGACTCTTACAGCCGCAACTACAAGTTCAGATGATATGTACTGTGTATATTTAGGTAAAGCAGTAGGTACAGTAAATCCTGCTAGTGGTAGTGTAGGATTAGGAGAGTTATCAGCTACAGGAACAAAAGATGCTACAACATTTTTACGAGGTGATAATACTTTTGCAACTCCAAGTGGTGGTGCATATGAAACAGCATTGTTACATGTTGTAAATCAGCAAGCTACAAATACAAATGGAGGTGGAACTACTGCTAGTTCATTTGTAAAAATACCTTTTAATACAGTAAAAACAAATGAGATAACAGGTGCATCATTATCTAGTAGTCAAATAACTTTACCAAGTGGTACATATTATTTATCTGCACAAACACCTTTATATAGAACTAATGAATTTAAAATGATTTTAAGAAATACCACAGATAGCACTTATGATTTATTTGGTAATGGTGGAACTGCAAATCAAACTTATGCTGTTAATACTTTTGCTAGTATTGATGGTCGTTTTACTATCTCAGCACAAAAGGTATTTGAGATTCAAATGTGGACACAAAGGACTCAAACTAATGGATTTGGATATGGTGTAGGAATAACAGATGGTCAAGCAACAATATTTGCTTCGGCTAAAATATGGAAGGTAGCATAATGCCATTAAGTAAAATATTATCAGATTCGTTAGCAAGTGGTGTAGGACAAGGAGCTTATGAAACAGCTTTGCT